ATCATAGTATGCCGTTAATTATATCGTTTGCTTCGTCTATTGCGTCTTCTTGATCTAAGTAAGTATCTACGTCTGCTATATGTTTGTTAATTAGTGTTTCTGCCATAGCATAGGTATAATGTCCTATGGTAGTCATATCGTCTCCGTTTTTACCCGTCTTACATACCGCAAGGAAGTAAGCTTTGTGTGTAAGGAGTAGCCATATAGCGTTTAGTTTTCTCATCTACCTTGTCCTCTATAAGCTTTCTCTCTTGGCGTATGCTTATTAAAGGACTTCTTTGCAGAACCTCTTTTGCGTTTGCCAAAGCTAATTTTGTTTTTATTTTCGTTACCCTTTGCCATAATTCTTTGCGTGTATGTCTTTTAAAAACTCTTTATATTGTTTTTTGTCTCCGTATTCTATGTGGCACTTCCTACATAAACCCATTAGGTTATCAATCGTGTCTTTGTCTTTGCTTCCACCCATACCCCTCGCTTCTATGTGGTGGCAATCCACTGCCTGTGAGCCACACACTTCGCAAGGAATGAAGTCCGTTTTTTTATACCCCATTCCCTGCAAATATATTTGTGTGTGTTTCTGCATAGTTTCCCCATTAATTTTCTTCGTTGATTAATAATAATTGTTTAAAAAAATTAACTATGCAAATTATTTTAAATGCCTTATTACTGGCATAGTTTACTATAAATATACTTTCGGTCTAAATTTATCTCGTCAAAGTTATACTTCTTTTGGCAGAACTCAAAAAGCTTTTGTCCGCTTTCCTTTCGCATATCCGCATCGCTTACTAAATCTCTTATATGTTTATACCAATCCTTTTGGCTTTTAACATAATGCACGGGCATATCTAAGTAAGGATTGACGTGGCTAACAATGGCAGGGTTCTTTTTAGCAGCCGTTTCTAATACCTTTAGATTTGACTTCATAGCGTTAAACTTGTTATCTACCAATGGAATAATTGAAATGTCGCTATCCGTATAAGCACCCATATATTCCGTAACCTTAGCGTAGTTGTAGATAGTAGGGTTAAGTTTAAGACCACAAGTAAAGGCATCTATCATTTTATCCCATATAGGCTTCTCCCCGTCATTGTAACCTGCAATAACAGTTCTTATGTTCATACCTTGTAACCTTTTAAACGGCTGCCTAAGTATCTCTAAATCTCGCTCGTGCGTTCCGCTACCGCTCCAAAATAACCTTACTTTGTAATCTTCGGTCTTATTATCCTGGAACTGCTCTTTGCCGTAAGGCAATGCATTAGGTAAGATGTGTACGTTCTTATTGTATTTACTTATCTCGTGTGCTAACCTTTCGTGTGTGCAGGTGCATAGGTCTGCAACTTCTAAGTAATCGGTAATTAGTTTAGGTATGTTATTAAACTTATATCTTGAATATAACAAATGGCTTTCGCTAAGTTCCCAATAGTCATCGTTATCGACTACTAATTTAAAGCCGTACTTAGTGCGCCAAGTGTCCATTTGCTTTGCATCTATCTCGTTAAGCATTCTATTCATAAGAACAATATCCCAACCTTGCTCTAATAGTTCGTCATTAAGTACATCGGTAATAAGTGCGTACTCTTTTTCCATATTAACTATTGGCATCATAATTCTATGATAGCCGACACCAGAGTTGGCAGAAGTTATACAAAGTATTTTCATAAGTTTATATAATAAGTTTTATTTCCATTTGTATAACCAGATACATTATTACTATGCAAACTCCATGTCTTTTGTACTAATTCATTTTTATTGTAACCATAAGCATCAATGCTATTTTGCTCAATATGATTAGCGGTATATTCTTTAATGAATTTCGTATGCAAACCTGCTGCTCTGCATCTCGTACAATAATCTAAATCTATTGCTCCATAAGGGTCAAGTTCTTGATTGAATGCACCAACTCTTTTTATAGTTTCTTTTGTGATAGTGAAGTTACCAATTAAATCAGCCGTGTCATTACCTGTACTATGTAAAGGAATAGAACAAATACCAATAGTTTTGTCTTGTAAAAAGTCATTTCTTATTTGCAACCAATTATCAGGTTCTAATATATCATTACCCATAATAGTTACATAATCTATATTATCAAAGTTTAAATTCCTTAAGCCTTTATTAGTTGCAAATGCTATACCTTCTTCATTAATGATAGTAACTATATCAATATGCTTACCAGCATTTTTGATATTCTCAAACAATGTATTGATGTTCCTATCTTTATAGTTTAAGTATACTATTGCATTCATTATCTTATATTTGAGCCGATTTCTCGTGCAGGAACTCCTGCATATTTAGTATTAGGTTTTGCATCTCCTTTAACAAAAGCACTTGCACCTATCATACAATTTTCTCCTACGTTTGCAAACTGATGCAGAACTGCGTTTAGTCCTATGTTAGCACCTTTGTCAATAATTGAATGCCCACCTATTTTTGCTCCGCAGCTTATAGTAACATTATCTAAGATTGTGCAATCGTGTCCTATGTGTGCGTGTTTCATTATGAAGCAACTATTACCAATGAATGTGTCTATCTCTGTTCCTGCATCTATTGTTACAAGTCCTGTAATAACATTGTTATCGCCAATGTAAACTTTGCCTTTTTCTTTTTGCCAGAACTTTTTATGCTCGGCTTTGTCGCCAATAATACAATAAGCACCAATGTAGTTGCCATCTCCGATAATTACGTTATCGCCAATGATAGCGGTAGGGTGGATAAAGTTAGCCATTCTTTTTTTTATTTTTAGGTTTAGGTTGCTCTTCGTACCAAGTGTAAAGGCGCTTAATCATATCGAATATACAATTACCGCACCATACTGTTAAGATAAAATCTGCACTCATATACTTGCGGTAAATATGCTCGTACATTTTTAAAATGTCTAAATCGATATTACGCACATAGCCATTTTGTACTGTATGCCAATTACCAACGTGTTGATCTAAAAAATTGCGGTGTTCTATTTCCATAAGTTCCACATTAGTTTTGAAAGTAAAGGTGCTGCAACTCCTGGTATAAATACAAACGCAATTATGTCGGTATATATTGTAGGAAGTAAATATAAAGCCAAACCGCTCCAAGCTGCTAAACAACTTGTGCAACTAAAAGGCTTAAAATCTAATTTCCATTTCCTATGAAATTGGTGTATCTCTACAAAGAATATTGCAAAGCATATTGCTGCTATAATTATCATAATTTTAATATTTATGCCACCCTTTTAGTGGTGAGTATTGTATATCTAAAAATGGAAATTTTATGTTAAATTTTCCGTGTTGCCAATGAACTTCATTTAATTCTCCACCAAACCAAGCTTGATGCCATACAAATAAATATCCACAAAATAAACTAAAACCACAATTACCGCTATGCAAATTATTTAACATCAAACCAAATGTTGGATATAAACCTAATTTTGGAAAGCTAAATGATTTTAAAAAATATCTACTTTTATATTGTTTCATATTATTTGCGTAATTGTTTTTTAAGTTCTCGTTTAGTTAATTTTAGTTCCCTATGTATTGACATATAAGGTATGCCGGTTACTCTGCTAAGTTCTTTAGCGTTACAATTATGCTTTATAGCGTACACTCTTAAAAGTTCCGCTTTATACCAGTGCATCTTAGATAACTCATCTTCTACTTTATTAAGTAATTCCTCGTCTCTATCGTGAACAATTAATTCTACTTCTAAAGGTTTGCGGTATGTCCTGTAAAATTGGCTTGTATTACTTTGCATCATATTAATCATAGTTCTAACCAAGTAGAACTTTAATACGTTGCGGGTGCGCATATCAATTAAACGCTCTTCTTCCATTTCGCATAGCACCTTAAATATTTCGCTTCTTAAATCTTCTCGTAAATCTTCAGGCTGCATTTTGTCTATTGCTTCCTTAAGTTCTCGGCTTTCCCAAAGTTCTAATATGATGCTATTCTTGTTCATATTCTTTTAGGATTAGTTTGCCGTTCTCTTCGGTTGCTATATAACAAAAACAATTTGATGTTTTTGCCAAGTTTAAGAATGCTATTTGATAGCTACTAAGTTTATCTCCAATGGCTTTTGTCTCGCAATAAACCGCTACACCGCTTTGTGTGTGGAAGCCTACAACATCTGGAACTCCTTTAAGACCTATGAAGGTTCGACCTCTAACCGCAAGATTGTTATTGCGCCATACAAAGCACCCATTTTTTTTTAGAGTTTGGATCGCTTGTTTGGTTAATTCGTTTGCGGTCATATTACAAAACTATATTAAGAAAACGAAACTTTGCCAATTTTTATTTGATCCTCGAAAAATAAAGCTACGGCAACTGCTCGAGCCTGGTTCTTAAGCCAACTTTCAGTCCATTCTTCTCGGTACTGCTTTGCGCTTATTATGTCCATTTTATTAGCCTTGTAGGTTATTATCTCCATAAGTTTCTTTTTAGCAAGTGCTCCATCTTCTTTGGTCCATATCTTAATTCCTGTACTATTAAGTTTTGTAAATACGCTTAATGGGTTAAACAATTTGTCAAATGTTCTATTTTCCAGAATTTTATATTCTTGGTAAGAGTAATTAATTATCTCTAAATCGGTTAAGTGTGGGATTGCTTCTTCTCGTTCTTGTGTAATCATTTTACGTACTTCGTTTGCTTTTTTCTTGTATCTATCCATTACCTGACTAAAGTATGCAGGACTGAAATTCTGGTAGTGGTCTATAAAATCATTGGCTACCATTTGCTTAAACGCTACTTTAACCTCATTTATTGTAAAGTAACCATACTCCGTTCTTATCCAATCCTCTAAAATTGCTAATTTAACTTCTCCAGGATTGTTAATACCTACAAGCTGCATTAAATAAACAAGGTTTTGTTTAAATATGGTAGAGTTCAGATTGCGAACCCTCTCGCCCGAAAATGCGGTCATAATCTCTTGCTCCGTAGGAAGTAGAGTGGATAAAGTTGTAGTTTTTAAGGTTTTCAAGTTCGTGTTTATCAAGCTTTCGTTGATTATCTGAAGTTCTTTTTGCATCTTCTTTTAGGTTAAATAGACCTTTCCAACCATTTGCCATTGACTGATTGATAATTTTTATAGCAATGTCTTCTTGTCCGTTTGATAATTTTATTAATTCTTGTAAGGTAGCAAGTTCGCTTTGTGTTGTTCTATATGTAAACTTAAATTGTTTTTTCTTGTAATCCTTCCAATCAAACCACATTTTTTCAAATTCCTTAGAAACAAAAGGAAGCTCTATTATTTCTTTTATTTCCTTTATTTCTTTTCCTTTCCTTTCCTTTATAGCATTGCGGTCGCTATTCGGTGGCATTGCGGTCGCATCATTTACATTAGAAACCCAACGTTTACGGGCATTTTGACTTGCCTTCTTGCTCTTGCTATCCCTTTCGTCTATGCGTTTTTGTACCGACATACTACCAAAGTTTTCGCCTTCAAATACAAATAAACCAAAGTCGTGTAATACGCTATGCACAACTTCGCTATGCACTCGCAGGTCATAAGCTATGCCATCGCAATCAGTTCGCAATGCGTTTGCATTATTGTAAAGGTCTTCAATGATTGCCCAAAATACCCCATAACCGAGCATTCCGTGTTTCCTAATAAGGAATTTAATCTTTTCGTCATTACGGCAATTATAGTCGTGAGAAAAGTAAAAAGTATCTTTAGACATATTCTCCAAATTTTTGTAGTTCATCAAAAGTAACATCTTGTATTTTAACATACTTATGCATAAGCTCACTAATTTGTGGTCTTAATTCTTTGTAAGTTAATCCTTTGTAAATATGAAATTTAATAATTCTGTTTACAAAATACTTAGAGTACTCCTCTTCTTCGTGGCACTCTAAACATAATGTAGTTAAAAATTCATTTTCATAATCCCAAGGGTCATTTTTGTAGATATAAACCTTGTGATGTACGTGCAGTTGCTTTTCTGTTGAACCGCACATTGTACAGGTAAACTTGTCTCGTTGTAAAATTTCAAGACGTTTCTTTTGCCATTCAGGACTTTTTAGTTTTTCTCCGTATGTCATAAAATAAAAAAGCCCCCAATAGAGTCGAGCTACCAGGGGCTATTATTTAACCACTAAACACATTATCGGCTCGACTTTCGCTAATGTGTTTTTTATTTATGCTGCGAATATACACTAAATTTCTTTAAGTTCTAATTTTAAGCAAAGTTTTTTTAGCTTAGTTTTAAACCAGTCCTCAGTTTCTATTAAGTTATTCGCTTGTTTTATGTTATGGATAGCAGTCGTGTGGTCGCTTGTTCCTGTGTATTGGCTTATCTCTTTGAGGCTTAACTTAGTATAACGCCTTAGTAAATATGCCGCAGCTTTGCGCCCAAACGTAGTTTTTAAACTCCTATCCTTAATTAATACATCGCACTCAAACTCCTCGTCTACCAATTTAACAATAGTCCTTGCGCCAATGTCTAACCCTAAAGGTTCATTATCTTCTATGCCTAACAATCCAAGTTGCTGCATCATTTCGTGCAGTTGCAAATGGGTGTTGCGTTGTGCGAAGTATAACTCCTTTAATTGTCTTATTGATATATCCTTTTTCTTGTTCAGCATAATTAAAACGGCAATCCTTCCGTGTCTTCTTTTGGTTTAAAATCATTTACATAAATCTTGTAATCTGGTTGCTTATCCTCTGTCTTGTAAGCGTTTACCCACATTGAGTATTTAACATCATTGATTGTAAAATTAATTACTTCTCCTTTAGCGGTCTGCTTTTTCCAAGCACCTGCACTCCATTTTTTTTGTTCCATTTTTTACTTTTTTATTAGTGAATATTTACTTACAAATTTAGGTTGTTTCTTATTACCTACGTTAATTAAGTCGGACTGTATCTTATATCCTTTGCGTTTAAGTTCAAAGATAACTGCCGATAATCTCAGGCTATTAAATTTCGTTAGAGCCTGAATTGGTGTCAAGGTTTTGCCCGAAAGCAAGTGGTTCAAGATTTGTTGTTTCTGTGTCATTGTTATTGATTGGGTTAAAAAAAACAGGTTTGTCTAATTTGTTTTCATACTTTTTAATAAAGGCTAATAAGTCCTCGTATGCATCTTCGTTATACCAAGCGTAATGGTAAACTTCTGCCAGAAGCATCTGCCTTTCAAATGGTAATAGTTCCCTCATTAGCTTTTCTTTATTGTTTCTTTGATCTTGTTAAATTCGTCTAAGGTCTTGATGGCATTGATTTTCAAAGCAGCCTTAACCTTTTGGTCTTGGGTAAACTTTGTCTTGTCTAACTGTTCAATCAAAAACGCCTTTTGTCCTTCGCTTACTTCGTCTTTATGCTCATTAGTAGCATCTGCATCTTTAGTATCATCGATTGCGAACAATCCGTTAAGTGCGTACTTCCTGGCGTAGCTACTTGCTGCTCCGGTAATCTGCGAAGCGTCCATTCCTTTTTTGTTTTCCTCTTCACGAGCAAGACCAGTACAGGTAATGTTATCTTCTCCGTTACTTAGACAAGCCGTAGCCTTTACATAAACCCTTCCGCCTACTTCTATTACCTCATCACTAAGCATTAAAGCGTAGCCGTACTTATGGCAGATAGGTTTTGCAGCTTCTATAATATCTTCTGCACTTCTGTACTTGTATTTAGCAAAAGCGTTGAATTGGTTTTTAGGTGCTTTTAGTTCCTGCTGGATTTTAATTAGGCTCATTTGTTTCAGGTTTTGTTTCGTCAATAATATAATGTTCTAACACTTCTACTGTAGGCTCTTGTTTTTTTCTCATACCTATAAATAACTCATAGGCTTGTGAGTAATCCAAAGATATAGTGTCCTTTTGGTAGCGACCATCTACTGTTGTATAATAGTAAACATCGCCTCTGTGGTTAGTTTCTTTTACAAATTCAATCTTCATATAATTCGTTTTTTAAAAGTTCAAGTTCTGCATTGTGTTCTACCCAACGAGTGAAGGTGTAATCATCGTCTTCGTAATCGTAGTTTTTAGGTAGTAAAGCGGGGTCGTAAGGGTTTGATGTACTCCTGCTCCCGTCGATTAATATGTTCCCGTATCGCTGATATTGGAACAATTGGTAGTTGGTTAAATGTGTCATTTTGTGTTTTGTTTACACAAATATACAACAATACACAATACAAAGTGCAAAACTATTAAAATATTTTAAAATTATTTTTGCAACATTGTTGCATTTGCACATCAAATTATGCAATTTATGACACATTTTGTACATCAGAACGTACAAAAAGTAGTAAAAATACTACCTATAAAAGCTTTTGAAAGTAAAGTTTATCGTAACCCCCGTAAGAATATTCGGGTAAGTAAAGCCTAAACCCACACGAGATTAAGTTATTAGCTGAAGGGAAGTTGTCTAATGTAGTATAAGTAATAGCTATATGGCAAAAAGTAGAAGCTGCCTTTAACCTGGTTTTAATCATTCGCCTTTGTATTCCTTGCCCTCTATAATTTTTATGTACCCACGCCCTATTAAATATGCAAATGCCTTTAGAATAAATTGAGCCGCAATAAGCAACAATACGGCTCATATCGTCAAGCATAACCCACCATTCACGATTGAATTGGAACTCGTCAGCACAACCCTTAAAGTTTGGGTTGGTGTAATCTAATTCCCTTAATTGCTCGTAGGTATCACGATCTAATATGTTGCCAAAGCTAAATATCTTTTTTAACCGCATTTATTATCATAATTTTTTTAAGGTATAAACTTAAATCTAAAGCTTCTTCGTAAGCATATTGCATCCATTCGTCTTCTTTTAGATCATTTCTATCTAACGTGGTTTTATATTCCTCTTTGCCTTTTGCCTCACGTCTACGCATATCTTCTATAACTGCTGCTAATATTTTACTATCCATTTATTTGTCGGTTTTGCTATGTATCTTAAAACAAGTTTTGCACTTGTATAATATTTTCTTTACTCCTGTTGCAGTTGTGCGCCTCATTTGTATTACTAAGTCATCGCTTCCACATTCAGGGCAAGAGCCTCTATCTTGTCCGAATATAACTCCGTAATGTGTTTTAGGTTCGATGTGGTTTTTAAGGGCGTTAAATACCTGCTCTAATAACACAACATCTTTTTGGCAGTACTTAATCATTTTAGCCATAGCCACTTTATCCTTATGCAGAACGATGTCCTTCCATAAACTATATTCGGTTTTGATTTTCTGTCCGATACCTAAGTAATCAGCTATGTAATTAAGCTTGTTGCTATTAAATCTAAACTTTTGTCTTGCTACCTTTAGCGTGTCGATTGTAACGTATTTAGGGAACATCTCAATCCCGTGGAACAAGCAGCGTGTTCTTATCCAAGCAAGGTCGAACTTGTCTCCATTATGCCCTACTAATTCCGATGCCGTGTTTGCTACTTCTACGAACTTTTGTAGCATCTTTTTGTCGCATTGTCTACTATCCCATTGCAAGTGATAAACTTCTTTTTCGTCTTCCCACTTGTAGCAGATACAAATTACTGCCCGTTCTTTAATAATGTTTTCAGGACCGATATTAAGTTTGTAACCAGAACTCCAAAAGAAGCCTACGTTTGCAGAAACTTCGATGTCAAAGAATAGTCGTTTTCGTTTTGATTTTAGCATTATTTATTTTTTGCTGAATTTATCGATTGTGGTGTAACCCATAGCAAAGAGCGTAAGATACAAGACCGCATCTACCAACTTGTCGCTTGGGTTAATTTTTAAGATTATGTTTAAGAACAAGGATATAAAAAGACATAAGCTGCCAAGCAAAGCCACTACTCTTTTGTGGCTAATACTGTTGCTTTCGTCTGATAATAAATTAACTAATATAGTTCTAAAGTTGCTCATATAGTTTAGCTTCAGCCTCTCTCCGCCTCACTAACCCTTTAAGCACCACATTGTTGGCTCGTGTCCACTTCATAAATTCTGCCCTAATGCTTGGGTCTTTAGGGTTTGCATTTACTTTTCTTAGTAAAGTGCTTCTCCTTAAGTTATTTACCCCGACATTGTAAGCAAACGAAACAATAGCAGAAAAATTGTTATCGCTCAATAAACTTTTTATTAAAGGCTTTATTTGATTGATAAAATCTTCAAGTATGTAATCAAACAATTCGTCTGCCCTTTCCTGAGTAATTACATCTCCCTGCTTAACCTTTGTTCCGTCTTCGTAAAAAGTATTTCCAAACCCGATAGTCCAATGCCCCGCACTGCATTGATACGCCTTTAATTTACAGCCTTCGAACTGCTTAATTAAATCTCTACCTGCTTTGTTTACTTCCATAATCTATTCCAATATGCTAAAATTAACACAATCGCTATTATTAGACCGATTAGAGCCTTCCAAAAGTTATTTGCAGTACTTACCTTGTTTTTATCTACAATCGAAATTTGAGCCGTTTCTGTGCGATTAAACGCTATTGTATCTTTTTTGACTAAGCTATTGTCGGTTTGCTTGTCTTTTGTCTGGTATACCCACTTAGTTACGATTTTGGGAACTACTATAATGCTATCCTTTGTTACACGGATAGTGTCATAGATCGTAACCTCTTTTGTAAATACCTGCTCTTTTTCTATAATCTTGGTAACGCTATCGTAAAAAGTAAGATGCACGGAGTCAATCTTAGTTGTCCCCGTGCTATCGTAACGCTTTTCAAACTTCTTAATTGAGGCACAAGAAGTAAGTAATAAGGCTAAAAGTATTAATCTCATTTAAGCTTTTTGGTCATTTTGTAATAGTATCGAATAGCCATAAGACCTGAAACGATAGCCACCAAACTTGCAATCAATGTGAATAGCGGTTGAATATTTGTAATGCTAATAGTAGCACTAACTAAAGATACGATTGTTGATTGGTCTGCTTGGTGGTTATTTGCCATTATAGTTCTTCTTCTTCTTGTTTGTTAAATTCTACGCCAGTAACCCAATCTTGTAAGAATGTAAAGTCCTTAAGACCTTCTGGATTGACTACGTTAATTATTTGAAAATCAAATTCTTTATCATTTAAGGCTTCAATATCTTTAGTCAGCTTCTTGATGCCTTCTTTTGAGAATTTGTAATTTCCTTTGTCATCTAATAGTAAGCAGTCCTTATCGTCGGTACTCGCATTGTCTAAACGTAAGATTTCAACTTCTGCTTGATAGTCCTCGTGATAGGCTTTAACCTTCTCGTAGATTTTAAAAAGCTTCTTTTGTGTCTTTGTGTCCTGGTTGCCGATAACGACATTAATGCTGCTTACTAATTGTAATAGTTGTTTGTACTTCATACGTTGTTTTTTATTTGTAAAGATATATTATTTATCCCAAGGTAGAGGCAAGTTAATAATAGGGGGGTTCTTTAGGTTCTCGATTTGAGTATCTAAGTTTAACTCCATAGCATCTACATCGTTTCCTGCAATTAACCACTCGCATACTTGGTCAAAGGTTAAGTCGTCATAAGCAGTAAAGTCGGTGTCCGAAGGTGTAGCACAAGACATTGCTCCGTATACCTCAGCGGTGTAAGTTTTGTCTCCGTCTACTTGTTCTGCTTGGTAACGCCAATGCACTACTTTAACTACGTCTAAATTTTGATTTTCTTGTGGGGCTGTGTCCATTTGTACAATAACCCATTTGTAACTTGTCATACTTTTTAATTTGTTTTATTTAAAATATTCCCATTTATATCCATAAGCTTTTTTAAAAACATTATTACAACATCTTGAAATATTGGCTTGACTAAATAATGTTTCTCTTTGTATTTCTCTTGCTGAATTCCATATTTTTATTATATCTCCATTTAAGGTTTTTTGTATAACCTTTTTAGATATTTTTTCTAACCTTTCTTTACTTGATTTGACTCCAACTTTAGATGATGAAATCTTTAATTTACTATCATTTGTATGCTTATATCCAGATGGTTTACCTTTTATAGATATATAATGTTTTTTTAATTTTTCATTATTTCTTAAAGCTTCAATTCTTTTTCTTTGAAAATCTTCATTTTTATTTAATTCTTTTAAATTTTTAGATGAATTTTCTCTTTGTTTATCAGTAATATTTCTTGTTTTATTCCATTCCTTAATAGAATTTGATAACTTTTTCTTTGTTTCATTACTTGTTATTGTTCCTAATGTTCCTTCTCCGCCATCTGTCATATTACATAAAATACCTGTCTTTGTATTTTTTCTGCCATACAAACTAATAAACTCCTTTTCTTTTTCACAAGCTTGTTCCCAAGTTAAATCATCTAATACTATCTCTACTTCATAACCTGTTTTAGCAACTATTCTATTCCAATAAATATTACGTTGGCTTTTTTTATTTGCTCTATAATATTTATCGTCAGAACCAATACCTATATAAAAAGGCTCATTTTTATCTAATCTAATATGTCGGTATACGTATGCCATTAATTTAATTAAAGTGTAAAGATACTACCCATTTAAAAGTTGTCATATTATTTATTTTTTATGTTACGATTTTTAATGTTGTTCCGTCAATCCATATAGCACCTGCTGTTAAACCAGAACTTGATGTAGGCAAACCTACAACGTGTAGTTTACTTGTTGGAGCGGTTGTGCCTATACCTACGTTACCGCCCGAGGTTATGCGCATTTTTTCGGTACCATTTGTAGAGAACCACATAGGTACTGCACCATCTGAATAAATTGTTGCACCTGTTCCGTCTTGCCCTAAATACATTTTTCTGCCCTGACCTTGAATTAAGACATAAGCAGTTCCACCACCACTATTCTTAACATCTAATAATTGTTCAGGAGAAGTTGTGCCTATACCTATAAAACCTGTGCTTGAAATAACAAATCTATTTGCAGCAGCGGTTTCATCATAAATTGAAAATCCTGCATTAGAAAATCCCGGAATATTTGCACGAATACTAAAAGGTATTTGACCTACTGCCGAACTTGTTAATCTAATAATTGGTGCATTAGCCCCTGCATTTATATCTAATATTGCAGTCGGACTTGTTACACCTATTCCCAATCTACCACTCGCATCTAACGTCATTGCTTGGGTAAAGGATATACCACTACCTGCCGTTCCTGAAGGAGCTTGACGCCATTGAAATTCATTACCTATTAATGCAAACCTACTTGCAGTTCCAGTTGTTTTATATACTGCATTTGTACCATCAAAGTATTGGTTAAAACTAACATTCGCATCATTATCCGAAGCATAGAACGAGCCTTTGCTTCCTGTATCAATTACTTTAATTCCAAAGCTTGTACTCCACGCACTCGGTGTAACTCCTAATCCTAAATTGCCTGAAGTATCTATTCTTACTCTCTCAGAACCATTAGTCTCAAAAGTTAGTGCTGTAGATACACCCTTTGCTGCTACATTAAATATTCCACTATAAGCCTGCATACGTGCAGTCTCTGTTCCATTAACAAGAATATTATATATACCACCATTAGTTGCGTTATTAACAGATACTGTTGTATAACCTGAAAATGATGATGGTGTTGCAGTACCTATACCAATGCTATTTCCACTTTCAGCAATAATACTATTCCCTATTGTACTTGTACCTGTAAACTTAGGTAGGTAGTTTGTAGTACCTGTACCCGTTACTGGATTGGTTAAAGCGTTCTGCTTGTTGTTAAACGTAGTCCAATCGGTGCTACTAAGTAAACCTTGTTGTGAACCACTTGCCGTTGCAATAGCTAAAGTAATAGTTCCACTTGTTGTAATAGGTGTAGAGCCAATAGTTACTCCGCTTGTTGCAGAAGATAACCCTACACTTGTTACAGTACCGCCCGTTAAATCGCTTGTTAAAGCAATAGTTCCCGTTGCTCCTGGAAGCGTATAAGTATAAGTGCCGTTTGTTAATGTGCTATCAAATCTAACTTGATTGAAAAACCTTGTAACACCTGAGTTGCTAAACTCCGCATTACCATTTGTTAATATTTTCAAGCCGTCAAATACGCCTGCGTTTTGATAACCTATCGCACTAAATACAGGGTCTACAATTATTCTTCCTGAAGTATAGCCACTTGCAGAACCCCAGATGTTAAATTGTTGCCCGTTAATATCTACAACATTTGCAGTAGAACTTAATAACAAAGGTAAGTAAGTAGTAGCTGCTGCCGATGTAGTTAAGTAAGTAGAGTTATCATAAGTTATAGTCGTACCCGATGCTTTTACAAACCCTGTTCCATTTAATTGTGCTTGTGGAGTGTAGCCTAAGATAGTCGCTATGCTTTTATTTTTCCAAAGGCTTGTAGAACTCTCCCAAAATAACCCGTCATTGTTTGTAGGTGTTTGAGCGGCTACGTTATGAAGTTCGTCTAACTCGTAGCCGTTTTGTATCTTAACCTCTATAATCCCTTGTGTCGGGTGTGAACGTACAATGATACCTACATAAACTAAGTGAGCAGGGGCGTACTGTTTTGTACTTGTATAAGCACCCGCAGTTGTAGAACTCAAATATAATTGAGTGCCTACGCTAAAAGCAGAGGTATCTATATCCGCTAATCTACCTGCTACTACTACAAAGCCGTTATTGTTGTTTGTAATATCCGCTTGTACTATTCCGTAAGTTTGTGCGCTTGTGCTATCTCCACTTGCAAGAGCCTTAGTAACTGTTGGCAAGTTACCTTGACCGCCATTAATATAAACTACTGTTCCCTTTGTTAATGTCGCTCCTGTGCTATTGTAAACTTCAGTAATTAAGTTTTTAGCTTGGTCGATTGTATTAGGGAAAGTTGCAAGTGTACCATCGCCTTTAATGTATTGCGCTCCCGTACCTGCAAAAGCAAAAGCTAAAGTTCCCGATGTAGTTACAGGTGAGCCACTAATCGTAACGCTATCGCCCGTAATAGATGCAGCTACGCTTGTAACTGTACCAACCGCACCACTTGAACGCTGCCAAATAGTACCGCTATAAATCACATAATCGCCAACCGCAAAAGTAATAGGACCAGCGCCAAAGTTTACAGTTCCTGCTACGTTACAAATATAAACATCTCCCGTGTCGCCCGTTCCGTTCGCAAGTGTAGGCGTGTTTGTAGATGCGTTCCAAGTTCCTTTGTATTCCATAATAGAACTCGGTAATTGACTAATAGGAACTTTACCTTGACTATCAAGTGAGGCATAACCATTAGCGTTGCCCTTCTCACTTCTTAATTGATAAGTGTCTAATAAAGCTTGTGAAGGGAACACTTCTACATAAGCACTGCCGCTCCATAAATAAAGTTTCTGCGTGTCTTTAGCACAATAGATAACGTTAATATCGCCCGTTGCAGGAAACCCTGCAAGGTTAGTATAAAATGAAACCGCACCGCTAAATATCGCACCTAATTGAGCAAGTGTAATCTTCTTACTTACTCCACTAATCGGGTCGCCTATAATAGTTAAATCGGTGCTAACTGGTGCTAACTCGGTCGCTAATTGGTTAATCTTTTTTCCTATCATTTTAGTATGTATAAATAGATGGCACTTGGCATCTATCGTTTAAGTAAGGTAATTCCATTGTGATGTCTATCTTAACTCCTGCAAGATAGTCAGGGTCGCTCTCGGTAAAGTAAGTCAAAGGAGCAGTATCCCCAATATCCCAAATCGCTTTAGGGTATCGTAACTGAGCCACTATGTCTTGACCGACTAATGTCATATCGCTAAGTACTTCGGTTTCGTTTGTTTCTTCCATTAACATTCTGTCCATAAAATAAAGGCTAAAATTGTAAGTAATATTTTTAGCGTTTATAGTCGCACCTGTTAAAGTGTAGAACATAGCAGGGTAAGTAACCTCGCCATTAGACAAACGTTCCCACACATCGCCGAAGTAAACAAAGTTAATTTGTTCGTGGTCGTTTCCGAGTGTCGTTATTTGCTTTGTTATTTGATTGAGTGTTAGGCTCATTCTTAATTTTTTCTAAATAAACACGAAGTTTATTTTGGTTTTTAATTGTTGTTACTTTACTCATAATTAGCAATCACTACAACCTCTATTCCCTTGATAAAGTTCCTCGAAGCTTTTACCTGCGCAGCAATCAAAATCTCCTAACCAAATGCTCGTTGTGTAAGCATCGTTCTCAGGGTGTATTGCATCAATGCCACTTCCAGGATTAAGGTACTCAGGATAAAGTGTAGAATATTCTTTTAGGTATTTAATCATTCTTTGCTTGTAGAACTCAGCACGAGCCTTATATCTATTAGCCACGTCAATCATATCCTGCATCGAAGGTGCTTCCGTATTCTCTCCCGTTTTTCTTAGCAGTCCTTTATTGTAATATTGGAAAGATAAGCCAATAGGCATTTCACTAAGTACATAATGCACTAAAGTATCTGCTATGTATTGATCTAATAAGATAACCTCGTTTGCGTTTAAGTTGTTTGCCGTGATACCTGCTTGTAAGCGATTGTATAAAGCACTTCCAAGCGCAGGTAAGATGTACATATCCTGCGAAGTTTTAATTTCAGGCAATACAAGTTTCTCGTCTACGTTAGCGTGTAAGCCAGACCTGTCTTTGATATTTTGAACCGATATGAATAATGTGTTTAAGCTCATTTCTTATTTTCTTTATTTTCTTTTCACGATATTGCTGCGCCACTCGTGCCTGCAACTTGGACTATGTGTGTTTGTTCCCGGCTTAGTATACCAACCGCCACGTCTATCCCATACGCTATAACCAAGCCTTGCACTCATTTGCTCAATCTCACTACGGCTATAAAACTTATTAGCGGTTACTAAGTACTTACAAAAAGGTCTGCTTGTATCTAAATCGCCATCGTTAAAACCTGCTTTCCACTCGTAAGAATAACGAATTAATATCTGCGAAGTTTGTGGCTTTATAGCTTCTACAATTTCCCCAATAGGAGCAGTAAGTTGCCTTTCAATAATTACATTACTATCAATGCCTTTGCCCTGCTTTACTTCATTTGTCTTAATAAACCCCTTGTCTATTAATAGATCAATAACACGCTTTACCGCACCAATATCTTCTTTTAAAGTGTCAGCTATTACTTCCGGAGTAATACGCTTATCCTTAACAATTAAGTCCAAGATGTTAGATTGTAACTGCGATACATCTGCAAACATTTCGAAGTCAGCATCGTCGCTAAATCTTGATTTGCTTTTAAATACTTCGTAAGCACTTCTATCTTCTCCGAACTCAAAGAAAACCTGAAAGTCAGTTTCGTTAAATTCTAATTCCTCAGCACCTAACCAAGTAGCTACTTCGTCATCACTTAAAGCATATCCACCCTTAAGCATTGAACTTGCTTGTTCTCTTGTAATCTTGCCCTTGTTAAAATCACGAATGATACGCTGCATATTTTGCCATTCACGACCTTTTAAGCCTTTAATATGCTCGTTCACACTTAAAGGACTTGCTGCCATTGGTTGCTCGGTTTCGGTAGGTAATCCGTATTTAGTAGGGTCAATACCAAGCTTTTCCAATATCCATTCTTTTGGTGCTACTTCTTTAATTACGCTTTCGCTAAAGTCAATGCCAATCGGGTCTACTGGCTGAAGCTTTAATTCCTCAGTAACTCCTGCATATTGTCCAAGCATATTAAATACACCTTCAATCTGCATTTGTTTGTAGTGAACGTATGTATTACGGAATATCTCGTAACTATCACGCATCTGTTGTCTGCTACCTAATTGTCCAGGAGTAGCAATACCGAACAAGTCAGGACTTGTAATCTGATGTCCGCTAAATATGTTAGTTTGTATTAACTCGTCTACACGCCCAAAGTCCTCTTTAGTTAAATCACTCGCACCTAAGTCATCTACAATAGGCTTACGGGTTAAATCGTTTACAAAAGCAAGTAAATACTTCTTGCCGTCTGCACCCGTATACATATTGTCGAACTGCTTACTAACAAGACGTTTCTCCTCAGGACTTGGTTCGCCGTTTGGTAAAGTAATAAGTTTACTCGCAGAAAACCCTGTTTGAGCATTACCCAAAACGTGCTTACTAACTTCTACGTCACTTTCGATGTAATTAAGCGCACCGAAATATCCAGGAAGGCTATAAACGTTCATACCAGGTCGGTACTCCTTAACGTAAAGTATCTGCACACCTTGTGGGTTAGCAGGGTTAAACGCATTGTATATCTCAGCTTTTTCTTGGTTGCGTGTAGCCTTCCAATCTTCTTTGTACCAAAACTGAGTATTATCTTTATTGGTTCTAATCTTTGTATAATCACAATGCCACAACTCCGCTACCTGACCGCCCATTACACTCCAAATAACTTGGATATAAGCACCGCCAAATAGTTCTAAATCTAAAGCAACCTTTTTAGTTAGGTCGTTAAGGGTTTCGTCTCTATTAACCTTCTTAACCATATCTTGCTCCCCTGCCCAACCATTTCCGACAATGTAGTTTACCTTGCCACGAATGATAGCGTTGTGCTTTGCAGATTTGTTAAATAGGTCTAATAGGTATTGCGGATAGTCATTGTTTTGACCATACTGCATATACCCTTCGCCTTTTTTCTCTTTATATTCTGGCTGCTTTGCTTCCGCAAATGTCAATACTTGTATTTCCATTATTGTCTAATTGTGAATGTGCTTGTTGTTTCGTATTCCGTAAATGATATAGTAGTTCCCGATAACTCCATAATGCCACTTTCAAGTAGGTTTAAGCCTGTCGGGTCTGTGTTGGTAGTACTTGCTTGTTCGTAAATTGTGTATGTGTATTGCCCGTTTAAAGCCGTATTAAAGTAGCTATTAACTACAATGCTAAACTCATTATACCTTTCTTTGTAAGGACTTATGTCCGTGTTGTTTAGCTTAACGAATTTGATGTCCGTATTTGTTGATCTATTCTCGAAAATAAATAGATAATTAGGACTTGTAAGCGTTTGCTTTTCAGTCAAGGTAAGTATTATGTTTTGGGTTTGCCCCTTAGTTAATCTTATCACAACTATAAATATAAACTATCACGATTGTTTGCAAAATAAAAAACCCCCGCCTAATTAAAGACGAGGGCATCTATATACAAAACCAAAACAACCTAAGAACCTGCGGTGGTTAATTGACCTGCAACAGTAGAGTTAACTTCTGGAGCAAGGGCAGCTTCCGCACCTGTGAAGGTTAAAGTGTAACCACTTCTATCACCTTCTGCCGTACCTGTACCTGCGCTACCGCCTGTAAGGTCTAAGCCTCTTGTTTTTCCTAAGTACCAATATTTGCCATTGTTATCTTTGGCAACTGCTACTAAAGTGTTTTGAGCCAACAACAAGATTTCGTTTCTTGTGTTCGCCTGTAATTTGTTTAATACGATAGTCAATTCAGGAGCGTAGAAGATAGTTCCATTTTGTACGTTTGCGTTTACATTCTCAACTAATTGAGAAGTACCTTTTACAAGTTCGTACTTAAAGAACTTCTTACCAGATGCTTTTACTAAAGCGGTAATTACACCACTTGCTTCTGTTGTAGAAGTAACATCTGCGGCTGCCATAAAATAAACTTCGGTTATACCGCCTAAACTGTCTTTGCAGTCAAGAGTATAATTTTGAGTTAAAGCACAAGCCATTGTTATTGAATTAAATTAGTTTGAAAAAATGGGTAGGTATATTTCAACCTACCCTATAAATTATGCAAGGATAAACTTCACTGCTTCGTCAGGGAATGCAATGTTTACACCCATCTTAAACTCAGATACGAAACGCACTTGGTCAGATTCACGTGCATAGAAAATTTCAAACTTCTCTTCTTCGTTCAATAAGTCAGTACCTAAGAACAAGTTGCTTAAACGCATAGCGTAAACTTTGTTAGTTCCGTTAAGACCTGCAACTGCTACAACTTTGATTGTAGTACCAGGAAGTACGAACTCGCTATCAGCTTTTACATCAATTTGGTAATTGAAAGAACCGCTATTTTTAAGAGCAATAGTGTAAGTACGGAATAAATCTTGACCGCAGAAGATAGTCATATCGTCAGCAGCTACAACTTTAGCAGGGATTGCTTTGTAAACACCATCAAAGATAGATATTACGTTAGCATCAGTAATGCTTGATAAAGGAGCGCCAGAAATAAAAGTAGAAGCGTTTGCAGCAACAACACCTGAAGCAGCACCGATTAACTTAACAAGACCATCGAACTTGTTTAAGTTTACGTTCACACTTGAAGTGTCGCCTTGCCATAAAGCAGTTTCTAATTGAGCAGCAATTGTCTTAGCTTTCTTTTCGCTATACTCTTGCTCGAAAGGTACGCTATCGTACATAGAACCAGTAGGTAAAGCTTTTTGTAAATACTTAGCTTCAAGGTCTTTAGGACATAAAGCTTCGTTTACTTTAATTTTACCAGGAGTTACAGTACGTTGAGTAAAGGTAGTAGAACCAGAAGCATTAAAGCCACAAGAAGCACCATCTTGGAAGATAGCGTCAGTTTCCATAATGTTGATTTTTTCGCTTGACTTTACGCCAACCATAACGTTACCTGCGCTCTTAATAAGAGAAGCAGTTTTTGCACCCAATACAGATGAAGTTACAAGTAGAGCTTCGTTTTCTTTTGTATAGTTTGCTAATGCAGATACATCAAATCCCATTTTATTTTATTTTTATTTGTTTAATAAAGCGTTTCTAAATTTTGCAATTCTTTCGTACTTCATATCCTTTGTAGTTACGTTAGAAGCAAAGTTGTTTTTTGGTTGCGCAATAGGTTCAGCGTTAGGTGTCTTAGTAAGTGCTTCTATAAGTTCAGCTACTTGACTAAAGCCATTCTTAACTTTTGCCTCTAATTCCGCTACTTGTGATTTTAGATTTTCGTTTTCAGCTACTAAGTTTGCGATTTCGTCAGCCATTTTCTCGTCAATCTTGTTGCCTAATTCAGCAGGTACTTCTTCAGCTTCTTTTGCTTCAGCTTCAGGAGTTTCGATTGATAAGATTTTTGCAGCTTCGTCTAATACGATTTTAGTGCCGTCTGCTAATTGGTGTTCGCCCATTGGTGCAGGTGTTCCGTCAGCCAATGTAACTTCTCCGCCAATAGCAAGTTCGCTAATCATAACCTTTGTACCATCCATAAGGCTATACTCTGCGAATGTAACAGGT